CGGTACCCGGCGGCGTTGGCCCGATGACCCGCGCCTGCCTGCTGGAAAACACGCTATATGCGGCCGAAACCCTGCACGACTGATCATCTGCCGCACTGAAAAAGCCCTGCCTTATCGCGGGGCTTTTGGTTTCTGGTGAACCTCATGCTCTGCTATCGTGCATCTGCGGCTGACATTTTCGGCATCAACCAGATGCTGCGGGAACCCCAGGAGTGCTTTTAGTCATGCGTTATCTTCATGCCGCCCCTCTGCTGATCCTCATTGCGGTGTTGATCTCGGCCTGCACCACCCAACTCACTGAAGCGGGCAAGCAAATCAACCTCGTCACGGCCTCATCCGCCCACGCTTGCAACGTCGTCAAAGCATTCACGGTACAGGGCTCCTCCAACGGCGCCGCTCTGAACATGGCATTCAATAAAGCCGCCGAGGTTGGCGCTGACAGCGTGAGCATCGTCGATGTGGGAGACGGTGGCAAAATGCAGGTAGCCGCCTTGAATTGCCGACGCTGACAAATCTACCCAATAAAATACTTGCCCGAACATCCGGCTCGACAACCCGTGCGCGGCGCCGGGTTTCTCGTTTCTTCGACATCCTTTTCACCCGCTATCGACGGGATCGGGCGCAACTTACCCCTACTCCTTTGAAGAACTCCATTAGGCCCGCCCATAAGCGGGCCCTTTTTTTGCCCACGGATGCGTACAAACCTAACCAATCATCGTCTTACAGCCTTTATTTAAAGGCTCTCTATCGTTTTCTGATCCATACTCCTAATATTAATTTCGTGTATTTGTATGTTTTCCAAAGTGCCCAAGCCTAGCAAAATCAGGGGTTTGGCCACTTTGGGATACCCACTATTCGACAGCGGAACACGGTCAGTGGTACAAGAATTGGTACGAGGCGCGGGGCTCCGACCTATGCGCTGAAAGACTCAAAACCAGCATTGCCAGGCAAGGAATACAAGCATGCCAAACACTTCTGAATACCTTGACCGCGCGCGCGCGAAAGCAAACCTTGCCTATGACCGACACTGTGAACAATGGGAGCTGATCCAAGACAAGCCGGCCCCCACCTTAGAAGATTTAGATGCTTGGCTCTCTGCCCGAGCTTCGCTGCACAAAGCAGAAGACGAGTTTGAGAGCATCATCCGCCAGATGAACCCAAGATAAGGTCCTATCGCGCCACCGGCCTCGCTCACCTTGAGCACCACCATGTCAATGTGACCCCGAAATCACCGTAAGCACTTGATCTGTAGAGAAAAATCACCATTTTTAGCTTGGCTAAAAATCGCTAATTCACCCTATAAGAATCAACAACTTAGCGTTGTATATTCCTACAGTACTTTTCAGTTTTGACCAGTCAAAACCCCAGCAGCTTTACGAAGGTTGGTAGCTCGCAGGCTCATACGATCCATGCATTTACCCATCTCGGTAGTCGAAAGTTTCAAGCACGCAAGAGTGTCCTGCTCAATGTCATGGGACGACGAAAAAAATGAATAACCCATTCCAACGACTCCCAGAGTAAAAATGAAGTAAACCCCGTACAACGCCTTTGCCATAGCCATTCCTCGCTTTTTGGATTGATTTCTCGAGGCTACCGCAAAGCTTCCGTTAATGCAGGCGAACTGATTGCATTTACCCCCTCCTGGCGTCCTGCCGATCGAACACCAAACCAAAACCAGCTACAGCTCGTCGCCTCAAATCGCGCAACGATCAAACCTCGATTACTGTACACACATACAGTATCCGGATTTACCCACCATGCACATCGATGAAGACACCTGCGAGTGGCTTGGCTGCCCTACGCCACTCGAAATGTACAAGCACCAATGTGCCCTGCTCGAGGATGAGCTCACCGACACTCACGAACTGCTGCGCACGGCTCGACGGAACGTAGCGGGCTTGGTCCAGATGAATGACGAGTTGTCCACCGGCAAGACCCAGGCAGAGGAAGCCCTTAGGGTTGCTCTGGATGAGATCCGCGAGCTGAAAGAAAAATGCTCCGAGCCTGCCATCCTCAGCATAAAACTCGTTGCCGAACAGCGCGACCACCTACTCAGGGAGAATCAGCGGCTGCTCGCGGAAATCCAGAATACGCGGAAGCTACCAGTTCATGATTGCTAGCTCACCAGTCACCGCCGCCTTCCCTTTCCGGGGATTGGCGGTGCTGTAACGAATATCCATCGTTTCCAAGCGGAAACCATCGAACACCCGCCGGATATCTGGGTGATCGTTGATGCTGACCATCACCTTGCCCTGGCAGGTCCGCATGAACTCAGCCATTCGCTCGTACTCCTCGAAACCAAACTGGCCACCATACCCAGCCGTCTGCCAGTAAGGTGGGTCCATATAGTGGAAGCTGTGGGGCCGATCGTATTTCTCTGCGCACTTCAACCACGGCAGATTTTCAACATAGGTGCCGGAAAGGCGCTGCCAGGCCGCTGACAGGTTTTCCTCGATCCGCAGCAGGTTGATAGGCCGGCCAGTGGTCGCAGTGCCGAACGTCTGCCCCGTGGCCTTGGCGCCGAAGGCGTGGTGCTGGAGATAGAAGAACCGTGCCGCCCTCTGGATGTCCGTCAAGGTTTCCGGCACCGCCATCTTCTGCCATTCAAAGATTTGCCGAGAGCTGAGTGCCCACTTGAACTGGCGCACAAACTCCTCAAGGTGGTGCTGGACAACGCGATACAGGTTAACCAGCTCCCCATTCAGATCGTTCAGCACCTCGACCCTCGCAGGCTGCTCGCGCTTGAAGTACAAGGCGCCACCGCCGGCGAACACCTCGACGTAGCACTCGTGTTCAGGAAACAGCTCCAGCAGGCGTTTCGAGAGGCGGCGCTTGCCGCCCATCCATGGAACGATTGGGTTTGTCATTTTTGCAATCCTTTGCAAGGTAGGTGTTCATTGGGTGTCACGTTAATTTTTGCGGCCGCAAATGTAGGTCAGCGGGCAATAGCTCTCACATATGCCTGGCACGCCCGCAGCGCTATCAGTCCTTGGTCCCCGTCACCGGTGATGGCGAGAATTCGTTGAGCATGCGCTGGGTCAAGTTGGGCTCGCGCGGCGCCATGAACCACGCCGACGGCGCCGGGGGTGGCAGGCACGTTGCAGCTACTGGCTGAATCCGCGGCGTCGAGAAGGACTGACAGCCGGACATCAGAAGTGGCAAGGCGATCGCGCAGAACAGCCTGGTTGCGTTGGGCATCGGATAATTCCCTGGTGTGTTGTTGGTCCTGGCCGGCGAGCTGCTGCTCCAGGGCCAGGCGCTTGTCCTGCTCGGCGCGTGCTTGGTCGCCGGCGGCATTGCTGATCGCCGCCAGATCATCCTTGTGCAGGCCAGCCTGCTCGGCGAGCTTCTTGCCCATCCGCCAGTCCTGCACCTGCCAGGCGCCGGCGGCGCTGATGGCCATCGCCAGCAGGATCGCGGCCAGGATCTGCCCGGGCGTCACGACATCACCCCGCCCGCCAGCCGGTACCGCTTCAGCAGATCCGCCAGGAGGTGTTCGCGCTGCCCGTATCCCGCGCCGGGCAGGCTGGCCCAGATGTTCCGGCACTTCGCGATAGCCGTTTCGATCCGCCCGGCCACCACGTCGGGCAAAGCCCGGCACTCGCGAATGTGCTGCAGCGCCAGGAGGTCTTGGCTGATCGGGCTGAAGTCCGGCAGTTTGAGCAGCGCCTTGTAGTGCGGCCAGTCCTTCAGCATCTGCTGATAGCGGCCGGAAGCATTGGACGTCAGCCCCTTGCTGTTGATGATCTTCGACGCGCGACCCTTGGCGAACGGGTGATCTGTGAAGTCCTTGAAGACCTCGGGCTTACGATCGGCTCCGGTGACGATCACGTCGTAACCATCCATGGCAGTGGCCGGAGATGTGCTGGTGCCCTCGGACCAGGCGAGCATGTCGAGGAACGCCAGCACGTTACGGCCGCCGGCGAGTGATTCGGAAAGTCGTGGCATTACATTTCTCCAGGCAAAAAAATACCGGCTCAAGGGCCGGCGTTCGGGAGGATCTGCAGCAACTGCTGCTGGGTGATGGGCATACAAGCTCATAACATGAGTAGCCCGCACTTGGCGGGGGTTGTGGTGCGCGACCGCTACTCCAGGCTGACGACTTTGACAGGCTTAGTGGGTTTCTTCGTTTTCTTGCCTTTGGCTTTGGCCTTGCCCTTTTTGCCGCCGTTGCACTCGACGGTGGTGGACCAGCCGGCTTGGGTGAATGTCTGCTCCACAGAATCCACCAAGTACTCGCCATCGAGCCCCACCTTGAAGCCCTGGGCATTGATAGAACGCTCAGCAAAAAGATCCGTGCGGCCGTCCATTTCCAGACGCACGCCGGCCGTCGAGCGGTTGAACGCAGCCAAGCGCGCCTTAGCTGCGGATTCGGCAGCGGTCTTGTTCGGGTGAATATGGCGGTCGGTGTGTACTGCCGGCAGGCCGTCCGGCACGTCGTCATTCTCCAGGGAGACCACTGACAACTTGCCCGTCTTCTTGTCTTGATGCTTGGCCGCCACGGTCTTGTGCGCGTTGCGGTCGCCTAGGCGGAATTGCCAGCGGCTTACGTCGCTACGCGTAAGGGTGATCGCGCCAATCACCTTGCCGGTGGCACTCAGGCCCGCTTGGCGCTGCATAACCATCAACTTGCCGTCGCCCACCTTGGCGGTGCAGTCATATTGCTTGGCCAGGCGCGTGACAAAGCTGAAGTCAGATTCGTGGAGCTGATCAGCCCGGGCGACCTTCGTGACGATGGTGCAGGCCGGCGTCCAGCCATTACGCGCCGCGATATCGGAAACGATTTTCGACAGCGGCACGTCTTCCCAGCTACCGCTACGGATCGATTTACCGGTGCCGCGCATATCGCTGGCCTTGCCCCGAATAACGATGGTGTCCGGCGGACCGGATACCTCGATCTCGTCGACCACATAGCGACCCAGGCGCACCAGGGAGGTTTCTGCATAGCCCAGGTAGACCTCAATCCCGGCGCCGCGCTTGGGCAGCGTCACCAGGCCGTCACGATCATCAATGCGCAACTCAAACTCGTCCGACTCCATGCCGGGCTTGTCGGTGGTGCGCAACAGCAAAAGCCGATCGTTAATCAGCGACGTAATGTCGGAACCGTTCGCGACGATTCTAAATTGGGGAGTCATAGGGTATTGGCCAATAAAAAACCCGCACTGGGCGGGCTTTAGTGAAAGGGGGCATTCCACATAACGGAACAAGGGCGCAGCCGATAGAACTGAATCAATCCCACAGGGCCACTTGCTCATCCACAGGGCCTGGCAGATCCGGCAAGACAATCACCACACCAGCACGGTAAGGCTGATCCTCATCCGCCAGGCCCTGATTGGCCGCAAGCACCGCCTCGACACTGCCCACCAGATGGCCATAGAAGTTATGACAAATGGTATCGAGCAGATCTCCATCAGATGTTCTGCATGTCGTCGCCATAGCGCACAAACTCCAAGGTAAAGGCCTGTTTGCGAGGGATACCACCCTGCATCAGCGCGCTTTGGTCTTCATCAACGCTCGTGAGACACCAGGTGCCCAGCACAACACCATAGCCCGTGGTCAGGGTTACCGGCTTGAGCTGGGAGCCTATCGAACGCAGCGTGTTTAGCTGTCCTAGGCCGCCCCGATAGCCCGGGAAAATATCGCCCTTGAGGGTGATTTTCTCGTCACCCATACCCACGGCCTGCTGGGCCGATCGGCGCGTCAGGCGCTCTTGCGAGGCCCAGCGGTACGCCGTCGAGCGGCGCAATGAGTCA